TGCTTTAGCAGCCGGTACATCTAGCTTCCACTTGTTATGCTCTTGTAAGGCCGAGCAATGCATCTTAAAGTTAAGGTAATCTACCAGAGGCCAGTATGCCTCTTCTCCGTATAACTCCGTCAAAAAGGCTGTTATACGCTCCCACAGAAGGGTATTAATTTTAACGTCTTCTGTGCAGCGGTGAACGTACACTGAAATAGGTTCAGATACCCAGTCCACAACCTCTGGTTTTGGTATGCCAAATTCAACACCCCAAAACTCTAGCCCATGCCTGTTTCTGTTTGGATACAAATACCAACTAAGTGCTAAAGTATCTACTATTTTAGCTTTTATTTTAATACCAAGAATATTTTCTAGAGCTATTAAATCATAGCGAATAAAATTGTGTCCTACGATACTATCATTTTCAGTCAGTGCGACTAAGAACTTCCGCATTGCACTGTAATCAGTAAAAGACTCCAAGCCTACAACCATACAATGTATTAGTGTAGGTGTTAACGAGTCACATTCTATATCTATAACATACTCAGACACTAATTATTCTCCCATGATTCTCGTGATAGCCCAGCTCTTTGTAAACAGATTTAGCTTTAGCTACAGCGTCAAGTTTAGATTTAAAAATACCACAATATGTTTCTCCAATAACAACTTTCCAAGCCTGTTGTTTTTTGTTCCAAAATACACCCACAGTCCCAGAGGTATTGTTCTTATTCAGGGCTTTGTTCTTTAGATTCTCAGTTCTAGTAACGGCCCTCAAGTTATTTATCCTATTGTCGTTTTTTATTCCATTAATATGATCTGTATCGTTTTTAGGGGATTCCCCGTGAACATATAACATCGCCAGTCTGTGCGCTTTGTAGAGTTTACCAAATAACCCTATAGATACATATCCCCCTGGGCTGTGAGATGTCCCTGCAATGCTTCCTACACTAACCCTATTACTTGTTGGTACTTTCCAAGCAAACACCCCAGTCTCAGGATCGTAGTTTAAATACTTCTTCAAAGTCTCTTGATTTAACATTTTATGTCCACCACTTTCTTATAATTTCTATTAAAATCGTTTTGGCTCAAGATATTCAGTAGTTTCTGTGTTGTAGAACATATCAACAGACCCGTAGTTTCCCCAGTCACGACAGTACAATATCTTCAGTTTGCTGTGGTTTCGTTCTTCCTCTGGGCAAGCATCACTGCGATCTCTCTCGATTCCAAGGCCCAGATTTGACCATTTCTCGCAAGCACGGCTGCCAGAATATTCTGAACTCAAAACCTTGCCACCTTCTTCATGAGATTTTGCACCCTTCATTTTAGGATTTAAATGGGTGAAAGCAAAAATAGTAATTGGGTACTTGTTAACAAGATCAGCCATATCCGTTAAAATTAAATTAAGTTCATCATTGCCTTCTGAAGAAGTAAGCCTAGAAACTAATGCACTTAATGGATCTAAGAAAAAATGTTGTATACCGTCTAATAAATATTGTTCTTCAATAGCTACACGAATATCTTCCCAGTCCCTTGACCCGGCTCTGTCATACAAAGAGATTTTTCCCTTGAACTTATTCAATGTGTTCCTGAGTAGGTCATCACAGTACACGTTGTCCGGCTTTAAAAAGTTAGTTTTAGCTTCCTTTGAAGCCACTTGTTTAAGTGTCTTTATAGGGTGTGCTTCAAGATCATACACGCCAACCTTTTTACCATGAAACATAGTTAAATGGTGTACTAACTGGTTCTTAAACTCAGATTTGCCCTGCTTTGGTGCTGCTCCAAGGATAACTATATTTGATTCGCGTATGCCATAGGTAAGGCGGTCTAGGCTAGGCCAAGGATAACTAAGGCCCATCACTGGGCGAACTAATGCTGCCTCAATCAAAGCATCATCAACTGAAATAGTTTCCCCTAGACGCTGTATCATAGAGTCCCAAACCGCTGCTTGGTACAACTCTTTGCCTCGACCGGCTAATAGCATACAATTAGCGTCTTTAAGTGGAAGCTTGCAAACTTTAAAACTGGGAAAAGATTTTAATATATCTTTAGTCACTTTTTCTCCAGCTTTATCGTTATCCAAAACTAGCACTACTTCTCGATACTTCTCGATAAAACTACGATTATTAATAATATCTTTATGTCCACCTGATGCACCACGTGTAAGACTAACAACAGACGGTAAATAGTTTTGATACTTAGGTGCTGTGTTTTCAACTATGCATTGATACAAAGCCATAGCATCACAACGGCCCTCAGTAATAAACAGCTTATTAGAGCCATGCTTTAAAGCTATTTCACGACCCCAGAGATCGACAGCACCACGTCTATCACCAATACTAGAGAATGATTTCTCTGCAACTGAGCGTACTTCATAGCCTGTAAGCTTGCCTTGCTTAGTGTCGGGATAATAGTGTTTGCTTATCTTGCCGGTTGCTTCATCAAACTCTAGCTTTACGCCAAACAAAGCAACTGTTTCTTTTTTTAAACCCCTGTCTGGAATACCAACAGAAGGCAGCTTATTGTAATCGTTTAAATTAAAAATCTTAGGTCTTACAGGTACAGATTTTATAGGTGTTGTAGCACTGGTCATAGGGTCAAATTTCTCACATGCAAAACAATAACCATTTGTACTACCGTCTGTCTTTTCAAATATTTGCTTGCCGTCATTGCTTCCACATGATTCGCAGCTAATTTTATAAACCGGTGTGCCTGACTCCATTATTTACCTCTGGGTTGTTTAATTAAAATATCATTAATATAAAATTCTGATTCTCCGTTTTTAAAAGGGGCATCGTTTGAATTATCACGCTCTTGAAGCTCTCCGCATTGTTCACAACTTAAATAAATTTCACCTAACACTGTAGCCATGTGGCCTGCACATTTATCGCATTGCATTTTATTCTCCTTTTTTATTACGACAACGATACAAGATAGTAGTTCATTAAAAATAACGATAAAAAATAATGAACTTTAATAAATTGTTTTTGTCCAATAAAACATACTAACTTAATAACTTCTTAGTAATTCTTAGTAAAATAAAAATTTAAATAATTAAATACTAAGAATAACTAAGAATATTAAAAGGAAACTTTCTTGTTTTTATAATTACAAGAAACATAAACTATTTCATTAACTTTAAATTCTTCTTTTAAACTTTCTATTTCAGATACAAGTGGACAAGCTTCTACTTTAAAACTTGCCACTTGCACATTTCCTTGAAGCATTACAATAATTATTAGTTCAAACATAAAACCACCATTAGCTCATCATTTTACTAATTTCAGCTTGTAGCTTGTTTTGGTCAATATACATAGCCATCACCTGGTGCCTACCACCTCCATTAGTTCCTGATTTAATATCAAAGTGCTTAAAAATCCTAGCAGCCGTAGTTCTTACAGTTTGCTCTGTTTTATTGCACTTCTTAGCCATTTCAGCGTATGAATCGCCTAATAACATAAATACTAAGACTTCTTGTTTAGCTTTACTTAATTTTTTCATCAATTTTCCTCGTTTGTTGGGTTAGGTATCAGTCCAATCATTGTGCCTTGTACTGTTTTATGTGCATTCATTAAATCTTTTGCTTCATGTAAATGAAGATCAGCTTTTAAAATTTTTACAGGATCTTGTAACGAATACAAAACAACTGCATATAATTCATCCATGATTATCCCTCTCTCATCATTTCAGTAATTTCTTCTTCTAACTTGCTTTTGTCAATAAACAAAGCCATCAAAGAAGTGTGGCTATTAACATCAAACTTATCAAACAAAGCTCTTATGTGCTGTCTGACAGTACGGAGCGTTAACCCCATTTTGTTTTGAACCTGGGCATTGCTACACCCCATTAATAAATAAACAAGACACTCTTGCTGACGCTTAGTTAGCTTGTTTGGATTTTTTGCAGTGTAATAATGGAACCATGTATTACTATTCATTTCTTACACCCCCATCATTACATCAATAGATTTTTGTACCTTAATAGGACACAGGTGGTCTTGCAACAAATGTTCTTTGTTACGATAACCCAAGAAACGATAAAGACCCTGTAGCTGCGCCCTGACAGTTCCTATACCTGTTTCCATCTTTTCAGATATCATTTTGTTATTATTGCCACACAAAATATAAGTAAAAATCTCTTGTTCTGCGGGTGTTAGGTGAGTCTTCTTCTCACCTTTTAATTTCCTTATATGATTCATTATCTACTCTCCCAAATTTGAGTAGCTTCTTGTTGCAGCTCTTCTGATAACCCATTAAAAATTTTCATTATGGCTTGGTATTGATCGTGGCCTTTTTGCCAGATTTTATGATCATCACTCATAGTGTAATAAACATCGTGTTCAGTAACTAATTGCTGAAATTCTGCCAGTTTATCGTTCATTACAACACCTCTTTTTCAGCTTGATTTTGTTCCAAGGCGTACTGGTTGCCAAACCCTGTTTGGTAATGTCTATTACGAAGAAAATCTGGGTTTGATCTACCGTTTCTTTTACAATCTTCTTGTCCTAATAAATAATCCTGCACAGAAATAAAACTGAGCATCGCTAGCTTGTGTTCATCTTCTAATGCAGCCAGTTTTAATAACATAGCACTATTGTAAAGGTTGTTTGCTAAATCTTTAATTTCCATTTTATTTACTCCATTTTTTAATTATTTTATTGGCCTTCTCTTTAGACTTAGAGTCGCCTCTAGCCAATATTATAGCTTGTTTAAACTTTTTATCGCGCTTTTTTCTTAAAGAATTCCATTTACTCACGTTTATCACCTCTTGGCACTCTGCCTGTAAGCTTAATTAAGATCAAATCTACACACTTGGAAGCGTTCCAAGCTAGGGTAGGATGGTTGGGGTACTCAAACAGCATAAAAGGCACGTTTAATCGCCATTCACGCCTCTCATCGTTACGCCTCTCAACCATTTTCTTTAATCCCCTTAAATATATGACAAATAACGTCTGCCGTCCAAGAGTTGCCCAACATCTTATAACGCTGAGTATTAGAAACACCCTCAGTATATCCATCAGGTATAGTCTGCAATCTTTCGCATTCTAAAGGTGTTAGCTTTCTATAGGTGGTTTCTGATGTACTTACTTTAGGATTACAAGGTCTCTCAACATGACCTAAAGCATAACCATGAGTCCCCGCGCATATAGTAAAAGACTTCTGATTAATATCGTGGATTGTATTGGCTTGAGATTTATATGTAGTGTTTAACATATTAGAATGTTTTCCACCTGCTTTTTGATGTCCTGAATTAAAAGACTGATCTGGATTACTTTCAAGTATATCTTTTAACAATATGCCTTTGTCTTCTGGCTGCAAAATTCCTGGAATATTTGTCCAGTACAGTCTAACCCTATTTTGTGCGCTTACTAGGCTAGAATTGATTTTAATAGGCTGAACGCCTAATAGATCACTAATAATATCTTGATATTCTTGCTTCATTCTTACGTTTTCAAGTAAGAAATACTTAGGCTTGCACTCTTTAAGCAGCCGAAAGTATTGATAAAATAGAGAGCTTCTATCACCTTCTAAGCCTTTGCCCTTTCCTGCAAAGGATAAATCTTGGCAAGGACTACCACCAATAAGCAGGTCTATTTTAGGTAGTATTCCTTGCGTTAAGTCTTTAACATTTCCCATTTGAAATATAGGATAATTTTTATTTGCTATCTTGATAGCGTACTGATCAATTTCACTAGCAAAATAGTTATCTACTTTTATGCCTGCCCTCTCAAGGGCTATATTGCCGCATGAGAGACCATCAAATAAACTTAATACGTTCATGTTTTATGCTCCTAGCAATAACGCTGCCCAATCAATCGTTAACAATGCAATCAAACCGATACAGATTGCCCACTCTTTAACAGAATATTCTTTTAATAGTTTCATATTTTAAACCCTCGCTCTTTAAGTAATTGAAATATTACGCAGCTCCATAAGCTAAAACTAAAAACAAACGATAGCACAACAAGTGCGTCTATTGTATCCATATTTTAAAGCTCCTTTAAAAATTCTTTAGAAACAAGACTATCTTCAGATAAATAGATAGTATTTTCTGTTTCGGTATTTCCGCAATGCGGACAGGTATCAACAAAACCATTTATTTTTTCTGAATAAATATCATTACATTTTAAACATTCAACAATTTGTATTTTATCCATTATTATAATGCTCCAATTTAAAAAGTTTATCGGGTAGTACTCAAAAGAATACTACCGAAAAAACCCTCTTTTTTAGTAAGTTAAAGCTAATCTTTTAGCTTGTTGAATTTCAATATCGTTTAAACATTCAGCTAATAACTCAGCAAAATAAAGAGCCTCTTGGCTTTTTTCATCGGTTGGAGCTTTTATTGTTAAATGCAAAGCTAATGCAAGGGCTTCTATATTGTTTGTTGGTTTCATTTTATGCCACCTGTAATGTTGGTATTAAGCTGCTTTTAAAACTGTTTTTTCTTGAGCCATGCACTGCTATAGCTATAGAGCTATTGTCCTTGTTTGAGCCGTCACACAATCCGCAATCGATACATTGTAATTGCTCTTGCGTAGTGTTTAAACATTGCAGCTCATTAGCTAATAAATCATCTTCTTGCAGTGCTACTCTAAAAGTCCTAAACCCTTGATCTTGATATTTTATAGCTTGTTTTGGTGTATCTACTGAAATCATACAAAGGGCAGCAATTCTAGAATCAAAGTTTTTATGATTAGCTTGATGAGTATAACCGGTGTGTGATAAGCATAAATCAACTAATTCTTTTTGCACTGAATAGGGCACTGCTGCCGGATCACCGTATGCGCCAAGCCTTATTTTTCTATGAGTAAAATGTTTACCATGTAATGCAGCATTAAAAAGAGGATAATTGCCCTTTTTGTAACTATTCCAGATACTATTGGGCGCACGTGATAAATCAACGTAGCAAGTGTTACCCGCTGCATGCCTATGGGGGCAGCTGCCGCATATAGACTCATCTAGTCCAAGCTTGGCCGTTTCATGGGGGGAATGCTCACCGTCCGCGAATATCCATAGCTGCACCATGTTTCCGGTTTTAGCGTTAGCACTGTTATAAGTGGCAATGGCTATTATATCTTCTAGCGGGTTGAGTACTGACTTGCCTTGATAAACAATGTAGCCGTTAGCAGCTTTTTGAGTTTTTGTTTTTTTAATCTCTATCATGTTGTATTACTCCGTTGTTTTAATTTTTTTTTCTGACTGGCGCGTTCGCTTGTTTATTTATTTTACTGGCGCGTTCGCCTGATTATTTATACAGTATTTAATCCCTTATTTTAATTCAGGGAATTTTAAGTCCATCATTTTTCCAACTAATTCCGCTTTTTCTTTCCAACCCCAAGAGGGATATTTTTCATCTACATGATTTGTGAAAGTGCTATGGTATTCACACCTTTCATAAAAACCAGGATTTTGCTCTGCTATTTCTCCAAATGCTTTTTCGAGTGCTATTTCTGCTTCTATACTCATTTTGTATTTCTCCATTATTTAACTAACTAAGTTTAAAACGTCTTGAAAGTTATCAGACTCAAAAAACCATTCGTCTATTGTTTGATTGTCATCGTCTAATCTCATCACACAAAACCGATTGGGGAATTCAGTTGAGTCAGGTTGATCGATCCAAACTTGGAATTGATTCACTTGAAAGCTTGGCAATTCATCATTGCAATAGCTTATGTTTTCCCATGTTGTGGGGATATCTAAATCTTTATAAAAATCTGTCCAATTATCCATTATTGTATTCCTCCGTTGTTGTTGTATCGATTATAGCAACAATTGTAGACAATGCAAACATTATTTATCACCGGATATTAATTGCATACTAATTGGGTATTAATAGTATAAGCCTTAAAGATATTCGAGTGCTGCTTGTATTGTTATCACTTAATCGCATTCAACAATTAAATAATATTTATCAATAAGTTATGTTTATGAATATAATATAATCATAGCTTTAGTAAATGTAGGTAGTGCCGGTTGGGATAACCACTCTCATATATATACACGCCACGACAATCAAACAGTTATAAATAATTTCCATGTAAGTTTCCATGTAAATTTCCATGTAGAATTCCATGTAGACCCCAACCCCCAAAGATTAATATCTGAAGATGCAGTTGTAGTCCCCTCCAAACACCCGACAAGAAATTAACCAAAGTGCTTTACCTTGGTACATTAACCTAAATGATTTAGTTTTTAACTGAACTAAGTCATAAATAAACTGTCTAAGTAGTTACTTAATACTTAATAACAATAAATCTTTAATTAAAATAAAATAAAATTAAAAAATTAAAATTAAACTAAATTACTTAACTAAACTGTTAAGGATATTACCTAGGGTAATGTTTTTATCGTTATTTCGTTTAATATATGGTATAATCGGGGGTATGAATAAATACATGCAAAATCAAGGTCTTTTAAGTCAAGCACAACCCCCTGTACAAGCTCCTGTACAACCAATGCAAGCACCTGTACAAGCACCTGGTTTATTAAAACAAGACCCTAATGAAGAAATGCGCCAAACTTTTAAAAAACAAATACAAGATCATTTGGTATTACGGGAAGAGCCAAGAGAAAAAACCTACCTTGATTCGTTAGGTAAACTAACAGGTGGTATAGGCCATCTTTTATTAAAAGAAGAACAACCACTCTATCCTGAAGGAACTGTAGTACCAGAAGAAGTTAGAAATGCTTGGTTTGAGGCTGATTCAGCCAAAGCCACTAAAGCTGCTTACGATCAAGCACAAGAGCTACAAGCCCCTAGTTTAATACCAGCGTTAGCAGCAGTTAACTTTCAACTAGGTACTGCTTGGACAGAAAAGTTTCCTACAGCGTATGAACACCTAAAGAACGGTAACTACGAGTCAGCTATTCAAGAAATTGAGAACACTTCAGAGGGGTCAGGAAAGCCATCAAAATGGAAGACACAGACCCCAGTTCGTGTAGCAGACTTTGTTGAGGCTATTCGTGAACTAGCACAATCAAAGCAAAGAGCATAAAACAATGGCAACAATTACAATAATCCACGGTAAAAACTCCGTAAAAGGTATTTACAAAGACGGTGTTCTAGTAGCTACCCAAGATAAGGGTTGTTCTTTACAAGATTTAGAAGATTGTGTAAAACAACACGGTGGAGATAATCCAAAGGTTGTTGATACTGATAGCACTTGTGGTAATGTCCTTGAAATGCCATCTAAACTTAAACCTAAGACTGTAGAGTTAAAGGTTAAACCTAAAGAGAATTCTCCAGATTGAAATACGAAGACCTCGCTCCTAAAAAACAGTTATTTGTAGATTCTTACATTAAACTAGGTGACAGAAAAGAAGCTTTTGAAAAAGCTGGATACTCTGTAGAAGGTCGTGGTTGGACAGCTAATGCTAGAGCCTTGTTTTTATCGTTAGAAAAAATCATCACTGAACGTGTTGATATGAAAATTGGTGATGGGGCTGTAGTAGCGTTTAACGTAGTCCGTGAAATTATGGTAGACAAAGACGTTTCACCAGCTGTTCGTTTAAATGCTGCTAAAGACTACTTAAATCGTGCTGGTTATGATGTACCAATTGAAACAAGAGTTAATATTAACGATGAAAGAAACTTGTCTAACTCAGAAATAGAAGCTGAAATAGCTAGGATTCAAACTGAAATGCCTATCGTTAAGCTGGTAAAAAATTGAGCCAAGAAAGATTAATGCGTTTGCTTCAAGAGAAGGAATTACGCACTAAATACAACAAGATTGATGCTTGGAGTAACTCAGCTTATAAATGGCAACAAGATTTAGCCAATAGCACTAAAGAACACGCACAAATACTAGCTATGTGTGCTAACCAGATAGGTAAAACTACTACTGGTGCTTATATAACAGCTTGTCACTTAACTGGAAAATACCCAAGTTGGTGGAAAGGTCACAAGTTTAAGAAACCCATTAAAGCATGGGCTTGTGGGGTTTCAACAGAAACTACACGTGACATTTTACAAGCTAATTTATTAGGTGATCCTGGTAATGAAAAAGATCAAGGTGCAGGTTTTATACCCAAAATTGATATAGTATCTACTACACGTAAACCACAAGTTCCTAACGCAGTACAAACGGTACTGGTAAAACACCATGATATTGACACAGGTAGAGAGAACGGTGTATCACGGTTGGACTTTAAAGCCTATGAGCAAGGTGAAGCAAAGTACATGGGCCGTCCAATGGATTGGATTTGGCTTGATGAGCAACCTGACTCAGGTATCTATACTCAGTGCATTACCCGTACAGTGGCTACTAACGGCATTGTAATGATGACATTCACACCAGAAGATGGTGTTACGTCAGTTATACATCAGTTTATGAATGATATACGTCCCGGTCAAAAGCTATTACAAGCAACTTGGGACGATGCACCACACCTTTCAGAAGAACGAAAGATGCAGTTATTAGCTCAGTACCCACCTCATGAAGCTAAAATGAGAACTAGGGGAGAGCCAGTGTTTGGTTCAGGTATGGTATTTGCTGGCATACGTGATGCAGACATTATGATCGAGCCGTTTGAGCTACCTGAGTACTGGCCAAGAATATGTGGTGTTGACTTTGGTTGGGATCACCCTACAGCTGCTGTATGGCTTGCTTGGGATAGAGAAGCTGATATATGTTATTTGTACGCTGAGTACAGACAATCTCAAATGACAGCACAACAACACGCCCCTGCTCTAAAGGGAAGAGGACAATGGATACCTTGTGTATGGCCTCATGATGGTATGTCTCATGAGAAGGGTTCTGGTAACAATCTAGCTGACCAATATCGTGCGCAAGGTGTTAATATGACCATTGAGCATTTTAGAAACCCTCCTACACCGGGTGATAAAGGAAAAGGCGATATTAAAATTGAACCAGGTATTAACGCTCTGTTACAAGCTATGCAAAACGGGCAATTTAAAGTATTCAGTACTTGTGGACAGTGGTTTGAAGAAAAAGGTATGTACCATCGTCAAGATGGTAAGATTGTAGCGTTAGTTGATGACCTTATGTCAAGTACACGTTACGCTTTTCAATCACGTTCATTGTACGCTAAGACGAGAGTGGAATCAGATGGTAATAACAAATACTCAGGTCAAGCACTACCTGTTCAAACTAGAGGAATTGTTTAGTGGCCGATAAAATGAATAGTGAAGAGCTTTTAACTCGTCTAAGAAATGAGTCAGATGCTAGTATAGGCGCTCATGATGGGTTATTATCTGAACGCATAGAAAAATTAAACGATTATTACCACGGTAAGCCGTACGGTAATGAAATTGTTGGACGCTCACGTTTTATTACCCGTGAAGTGTACGAAACTATTGAATCAATTATGCCTTAT